CTCTAATGCATCGACAGTGTTTTTAGTATATTTAGCTTGTCCATCAGATTTCTTTTTTAGTATTTCATCATAAGCAGCCATAGAATCTTTATAGATTTTTGTCTCAAAGTCTATGTTAGCTTTTATACTATCCTGATTTCTTTTATATTCAATTGCATCATATTTCTCAGCAATCTTCTGCATATTTAGTCTATATGCAGTATAATATGTTTCAGAATTTGAAAATCCAGCAGCTTCCATTTTTCTTAACCCATCCTGTAACTCTAATCCTGCCTGAAACTCTTCTTTTGCTCTTTCATCCAAGCCACTCATATAAGCCTTTGTTTCGGCATCATTAGCTGCTTGTATTCTTTTTAAACTATCATCGTGTAGTTGTTTTTGTGGTTTTGCGTTAAATTTTGAAAATGGATTAACAAGTAAGGCTTTAGTATTAGTTGTTCTTAAATCCTCTAATTGTCTTAATAATGTTTCATTGGCAATAATTTCTGAATTAAGATTATCTAACTCTTTATTACCCATAAAAAAGTCAATAGGATGAATACCTCTATTTGCTTTAGCGGTTTCTATTGCTTGTAAATTTCTTTTTTCTATTTGACCTAAGGTTATTTCAGCTATTTTTTTGCCAATAACCTCTTGCATTTGTTGTTGCTGAATAGCCTGAGTATATAAATTAACTGCTGTAATAGCAGAATACAAACCAGTGACTTTTTTACCTTCAGCTTCATCTACTTTACTAATAGCTTCTTGGATTTCTTTTAGTGCTTTATTTCTTTGACTTTCAGTAGAATTTACATCAGTCATTACAGAAATTAAACCTTGAAGGTTTGAAATATCGGCATTTGTGTAGTCTAAACCTCTTCTAATTTCATCATTGGTTTCAGTTAATGTTTTTTTCCATTCATTAGTGCTTTTAGTTGCACCAAAAATACCCATATCCCAAGCCGTAAAAAAAGCTATAATAGCAGATGTGGCAAAATAAATACCTCCTGTAACTCCTGCCATACCACCTATAAGAGCAGGTAAGTTGTTTTGAATACCTCTAAAACCAAATGGTAAGTCTTGAACAACTAAGGCTAAATTTGTCCATTGTTGATTTGATTTTTTTAAGGCATCAACATTTCCTTCTATTGCATTTGTTGTTTTAGTAGCTGTTTGAGCAACTTGACCTAAAACTTTATTTGTGTCTTCAAGATTTTTATTAGTAACTTTTACATTTCCTGTAACTATTGTAGCAGTCTTTCCAAGATTCTCCATTGCTTTTGTAACCGCATCTATTACATCTTTAGTTACACCAATGTCCGCTTTAATTTTAATTACTATATTCTCTTCTGCCATTATATTGTAAGTTTATAAATGTCCATATCTTTTAAGCACAATATCTAACTCTTCTTTTGTCATTACTCTTGGCTTTACAAAGTTACGAGTATCACAATCTAATTCAATAAGTTCACTTGGCTTTACCTTTTTGCCCTTTGGAAGTTGAATATTAATAAGCATTGCTGTCTGCCATCTTATTCTAATCCATTTCTGTTCTTCTTCGTGTCTATATCCATACCACACATAATCTAATTCAGCCATTGTCATCTCCCAAAACAAATGGGGAAGTACTTTACACTCCCCCATTGTATATTTCTCTATATCAATCCACTCTAATTTTTTTTTACTCCATCCTTTTTACTTGACTTTTTTGGGGCATCTTCTATTCCACTATTCATACTATCTGACAAAGCTTTCATCACTTCTTGGAATTTCATACTTCCCATTCCACCCATATCATCTACCCAATCACAAACTTCAATTTCGGTAAAGTTTGGCGTTATTCCTTGTGAGTATAACGGATATTCGGCAGCAGCTTTCAGTAAGTTTATAATAGCATCTAAAGACGCTTGTCCACTTAAAGCCTCTCCTATTTCAGAAGGCCCTATGCCTTGTAATTGACAGAATCTTTTAAGACTCCAAGTACAAAAACGCATCGGTATCTTCTTTCCATCGGAAAGAGTTAATTCAAATTGTCCTCTCATTTTGGTTTAGTTTGGTTGGTTATTATGCGTTGGTTCCGATAGTTAAAGGCCCTGTTCCTTTGAAAGAAACTGAGTAAGTAACTGGGTTCTCCATATCAGCAGTCATATCTACACTCTCGATGAAAGCAGATCCTGAATAAACAGTATCACCTACGATTGGAGTTACACCATCCACTACATTGTTATTAACTGTAGTAAATTTAACTGTAACCGCAGCTCTAGCAATAGCTAAGTTGTTTAATTCGGTTGTGCTTACATAAGAAGCAACAGAACCAGGAACTACTGTAGCTAAACCATCTGTTGTTAAAGACCAAGACTTTTGACCACCAATTTCTTCTGCCCAACCTAAACTTTGTTTAGTAGAGGAATCAGGAGTGTCGATTGCCAATTTTAAAGAACAAGAAGTAGCATATCCTATTACTTCTGCTCCAATTAGAACTACTAATGAAGTTCCGTTAAACACACTTGTTGTTGCCATTTTATTTTATTTTTTCTTTATGTTAATTGATTTACAAAATGTTCCATTGTTATTACCCTACGAAAAACATAAGCCTCATTTACATAGTCAAAAGTAGCAATATTGTTTTGAACATTGCAAGTGACTATTTTAAAGTCAGGAGCCATATCAGGATAATCAGGAGGCCTTGTGCCAATGATTTGCATTAATTCATTAGCATAGGTATCTACAGTCTTTTGTCCTACTTCACCTGCTTTAAAAGTTCTATAAACTATGTCAAATTGAATAGAAACATCGAAAGCATAACTTTGTTTGTTGCTATTACTTGCTTGTGTTTGACTACTAATAATTAAATAAGGAGGTTCTACTGTGTCAGGTGCTATGGTATCATATACCCCCAATGAGTAAGAAGCCGATGTAAGCTTATCGAAATAAGCCTTCCTTAAAGCATATCCGCAGTCCTTCATTTTGGTACAAATTTAATGAAATATATTTATATCCTAATTTTCTTAATCTTATTAACCATCTTGCTTAATACCTCGCTATATGAGTTAAACATAAATGGTCTATAAGGCATTCCTATAAACTTTTTGTTCTTTTTAAATGTTAAAGCATAACCTTCAAGTTCATTCATATCTAAATTAGGATATATAGGAATACCAAAACCCATATCACCAGTTCCAAATTCAACATAAGGTGCATAACGAGCATCTGCATAAACAGTTGCACCAATATTTTCTTGATATGTTGTGTATCCTATAGTTGATTTTAAATGACCTGTTTTAACTGGAACTTTTGACTTAGCAGCATTAGAAATTTCCTTCACAGAATCGTTAATAATTTTAACTGTTTCAGATTGAATTGTTTCAGGTGCTTGTTGTAATTTCTTTAGTAAAGCACTTCCTCCACTTATAGTTACATCAAAACTTCCCATTACTTCAATGTTGAACAAGAAATTAAATAATATTGGTATTGGTCATCTTCATTTATGATTGAATTAATCATATAAGTTTTTGATTTCCAAGTAATTACAAGAGCATTGGTAAATGTTTTTTCAGTCGTATACCTTATCCTAAAGGTAATAGTATCATTTATGCTATCCTTTCCTGCTATATCAGTCCTAGTATTGGTACGAGTTACCACTTGAGCCCAAGAAGTATAGTAAGAAGATAGGGTATTCACATAACCTCCTGCACCATCAGACACTCCTGTTTTTGTATTGAATGTAATCCTTTCTCTAAATTGACTAATCATTAGATGAAGTAGTTTATTCGTTTAAATGGCTGTACAAGCTCATAAGCGGTCATTTGTAGCTCGTTTAACTTGTCGTTTGGACTTTCAGATGCCCTGTAGTCATAAAGGTCAGCCACGAGCTTTAAAATGGCATTGTAGATGCTTTGTGGAAGTGTTGTAAATCCACAAGTATATGTAAATCTGTATTCTCTTTGTGGAGCAGTAACCATATACACTTTTTTGTAGGTATCTCCTAAAATGTAATAGTCAGAATCTAAAACTGCTTCAACCCAAGCATTATCAGAATAATATTCAACTTTTGTTATACTATTAATAGGTGCGTATGGTGGTTCAATAAAGAAATCCACATAGGCCACTACCTTCAATGTTCTAGGAGAAAATGCACTACCTGCATATTGCTCCAATCTTTTTATTGCAGAATCGATTAAACTTTGTATTAAAACATCATCATCATTATAATCTACCTTCAAGTAATTCTTAGCATCTGCTAATGTGACAAGGGTTGCACTTGGGGCAACGATTGTTGTAATATCTCTAACTAT